GCAGAACTGGTTTGGTGTGAGGCGTTCAAAAAGCTAAGGGCTCTTTGTCCGCCACGCAGGCTCACCAAATTGACCCGAGAGAAGTGTATTTCTCTCTCCAATCAGAGTCGACGTACTCGTATGCGTAGTGCCTATGAGCGCATAGACAAGAATGGTTGGAGTGACAAATACGCAAGGGTTAAGGCATTTGGTAAATGGGAGAAGTTTGATGATGAATATGCCAACTTGGAGGGTAAAGCAATGCGTATGATTCAGCATCGTTCTGATGAGTATTGTTATGAGTTGGCACGCTATCTCAAGCCAATTGAGAAAGCGGTCCTTTATGCACAACAGCGCATGAAACGGCATTTTGCGAAGGGTATGACGCCCCAGCAAAAAGGACGGCGAATCGAGTCCATGAAGAGGTGGCATAACACGATGTGGATCCTTATGGACCACTCACGTTATGACGCCCATTTACGTGATGAGATCCGCCAGTTTGCCAGGGATTATTTTTGCGATTTCTTCCCAGGTAGTAAACAACTAGTAAAACTACTTAGCCAGCAATCACGGAATGTTTGTCGCACACGTAATGGGGTAGTATACCGCATGAGTGGTACAATGTGCTCAGGTGACTATAATACGTCTCTTGAGGACAATATTATCAATCTTGCCATATGTCTGGAGGCGGCGCGCTTCGTTGACTGTGATTTTTTAATCGACGGTGATGATAGTGTGTTGTCAATCCCGACGGGTGGCAATTTTGATTTTACCACATTTGAGCGGGCTGGCTTGACGACAAAAGTGGAGACTCGTTATAATATCAACGAGGTCGATTTTTGTCAAATGAAACCAGTAGTCAAGCCAGATGGGGTCACGATGGTTCGCGATCCGCATCGTGTCATGTCTCGCAGTTCGTACACCGATAAGACGTACCAAAATGTTCGTACGTATAGGCGGCTTATGAAGGCAGTTGGCATGTGTGAGGTTGCTTGCAATCGTGGAATCCCAATTTTACAATCTTTTGGCCTCATGTTGGTCCGTTCAGCAGGTGATGTGCCTGTTCTGAAGGGTGAGCTTGTGCAGATGCTCCAACTGCGCAGAGTTGGTGCGCGCTTTGACCCTCAAGTCATTGCTGCGTCCACTAGAGTCGAGTTTGCTTTGTCTTTTGGAATTGCGCCGGCCGAACAGC